TGAACTAGCAGGGAGTCGTGAAGATAAAGCGGTTGGAGAAGCCGGGCCAGGGCCTATTGGCCCATCAAATTCGGTTGTTCCACGAGCCTGACCTGGCCTTAAATATTGACCAGTCATGCTGCCGCCAGGCTGGCGAGCTGACGCAGCAGCAGCGTTGTACTTTTTCAGTTCTCGAGTCGCACCTCCTCTTTTTGCAATTTCTTGGTCAAGCAGTCTGTTTTGGCGTACTTGAACTGCATTAGCCGCAGTAACGGCTGTCACATAATCCCTAATTGCATCAGTTTCGTCCTGAGTGTTTATTCTTGCTTTTCGTAAGGTATCTGAAGCTACTCTGACAGCGTCAGAATATCTTTTTACTGACTGTATGCCTTTGCTAAAAGCATTCTCAATTCCATCAACTTTTTGGTTTAAACTGGTTACTTGTTTTCTTAGCTTATCTAGTTCCGCAACGCCCTTTACGCCAATCTGGATCTCGGTCTTATAAGCCACGAAGGTTCACTACGACAATATCCCCATATTAACGGACTCGACGCTTCGCGTCTTGATACGCCTTCTCCTCTTGCTCCGCTCGATACGTGAAATATGCGTGCCAGCCAAACATCTCTTCGTGTCCCATTCGGGCGCGAAGCTCACCAAGCGTCATCTTCAGCTCTGCCGCTAGGAAAAACTGAAATTGCAGAGAAGGATCCTTCTTTATCTCACTCTGCAGTGCTTTTCATGTCGCTTTCCGCGTCCTCACTATCGTCCGAAAGCACAGCAAGCATCAAAACTTGCAGATCTTTGTCCTTGACCTCGTTCTTTAGAACGTCAATTTCGCCAAACTTAAATAAAGGCTGACCAGTCTCGTCTTTAGCTTTGTTGATCAACAACTGGAGCGCAAAAGCTGTTGCATCATCAGACTTTGCTTGCTTCTGAGCACGCTCACGTTCTGCCATCGTCAGCGGTGCTACCCACATCTCAAATACTGAACCATCTGAAAGTTCAACTTCCTTTTTTGCAGGTTCTAGATTCGCGGCTTTGCGTAAACGGTCAATTGCACGAAGAGCTGCAGCCATTTCAATGATTGTTTTATAGCTTTAGTGTAGCAGTTGAAAACAAAAAATAAAAAACCCCGGCGAACCGGGGCGTTATATTCTCCGAATAATCGACTATCAGGACTTGCTGAGGTCGAAGGTAGGAGCAGCACTAGGACGGAAAGCAATTTCTACGCTTTGTCCATCGTCTGGGTTCACGTTCAAGCTGGCTGAAGTCAAGATGACTGGAACCTCAATCGAACGGCTTTTTGTGTCGTCTGGCGTTCCAGAAGACAAAATTTGGTCGATGTAAAGCTTCATCGTTGCACCGTTTTGCTCACGCTTGATCACGTCTTCAATTAGACGGCTGGATAGCGTGGTGTCGTCATCGGTCGTGTAAACCGTGGCAGAACCCGATCCATCAGCAAATCCAGGGATATAAGCCCGGAAAGGTGCTGTGCCGGAAACCGTTTGACCAATAGTGGTCACATCGATCTCAGAACGAGTGATCTCAAAGCTCCACTCTCGGACCTGGCCGACTGACTCTGCAGCGGTGTAAGCGATGCTTGCCGTGCCAGTGCCAAATGCTGTTGGTGCAGCAGAAGCAGATAAAGCTGTACCACCTGCTGTTGCACTGACGGTCATAATGCCAGTTGCCTCAACGTAAGTCTTGACAAAGACAGCGCCTGCAGCAATTGCTCCGGTGGTGCCCGCACCAGATGGATACGCAAGAGTTACTGGATCGTTAACCTTGAAACCCAGGAAAGTACCAACAGTGATGTCACTTCCACTGGCAGGGAAAGCACTAATCGCCAACGTGGTAACTGATGTACCAGCTGGCTTGTAATACAGGGCGCCGGAGGTGCCCGAAAGGACGGTGGCCATAAGGAAAGCCTATTTGTTTTGGGTGTACGCGGGCACAGCCCGGCTGTCAACAGTTTAGCTCAAGCCTTCAATTAAGAAATCACTTGAGCTACAAAACTGGTGTCGATTCTAGAAGTGAAGAATGGGGCAAGTGCTAAACGAGATTCAGTAGCGCCCGTTCCAGTGCCAAAGGTCGGCCCGTTCAACGCTCCAATGCGGATGTAAATACCGCTACTGGCCTTGGCTTGATCATTCAATGCCCGCAAAGCTGTGACTGCTGTATCGATCAATGTTTGATTACGGGCAGGGCCTTTCCCTTTCTCTGTATAAGCACGAATAACAATTGTGCCCCTGATGTAATCACTTTGCGTCGTTAGCGTTGTCTCGGTAGTAAGGCCAAACTGCAAATTGACGTGAACAAACTCAGTATCAGCGTCTGAAACTGTATTAAAGGTGTTGTCAAAATAAATTGGAACGGCAGGACTTAGTGCGCCGTATGCCGTGTAAAGGTCTGATTCAAATTCAGCTCGAATGCCTTGATAATTCATCGTCTAAATCCTTTGAAACCTCGGCTATAGGCGCGTTTTACTGCCTCATCAGCCTTGCCGCTACCTTGATAATGGGAAAACCAGTCCAGTGGTGCGCTGCTGGAATTGCCAGCTCCTGGCCCAGTAGGCCCAGCAGCAGAAAGATCTCCTCTGACCGCACCAACGGGTCTGACACCATATTTGCGACCAAATTTAGTCGAAGCCTTTAAGGCAGGAACTTTACCTGGAACGTATGGAGCTAGATCAGTCGCTTGGTCGGCATAACTCGCGGAATTACCTACCGTAAATAGCCTTTTCGCTCCAGACGCACCAAACAACCTATTGGAAAGTGCTGTTGCAACCTGGAAACCACTAATCTTTGGCGCTTCAACAGGCATCGCTTGCCCAGGAGTACCTTGACCACCAGCTTTTGTGCCGTCTGGTGTCTCGATATACCAAGAGTTTCTGAATTTTCCGGTCCATGCAGGACTTAAATCTTGCAAGTCTTTGACGATTTCTTCCGCAGCCCTCGCACGACCATTAAAAGTTAAGTTGACCGTTAATCGATCAAGATCTTGGAGCAATCCCTTTAGATCGTTTTTAGCCATTACTGCGGCCTCAAAATTAAGTTGTGCATGACTGCCTCATCGCCACGATAAGACTCCACATCAACAATTCGACCTTCACGCATTGACCCAGCTTCCGTATAACGCACTCGGTCACGAACGTTTGGATAATAATTGCCTAGCTCATCATTGCCAATAATGACCTTAATATCATTAGTCTGATAGTCACCATTAAGCTCTTTTGGATTTAACCTCAAGATCACGCCTTTCAGTGCAACACTGGTTTCTGTGCCGCTAATTGTTCCAGTTGCTGGATCGTAAACCTCAGACGTTGCAGCTTTTACATAGGTCATGTCCAGGCCCCACTGGTTCAACAGTGTTGCTGGAATCTTGCCAAAAACATCATCAATAAGTGCCATCTCAACCCCTCACCATACGAACTTGATAAGAGCCAGAACCTCCAAGGCAATAAGCACCAAGATAAGACTGCAACCAAGGGTAAACGTCGAATACGTTATTAACAGTTCCGGTAGCCTGGCTATCAGTGTTGTATTTGACTTTGAGGTCTCCAAGTTCGACTTCTTCGTATAACCCCTTATCGCCGGTATTCCCTGTAATTGAGTCCGTGTCATTTGCTAATGCCCGTGCCAACTCAAACGCAGCGTACTTAATGTCTGCAGGAATAGCACTGCAAGTTAACTCAACTCGATCAACGTGATAATTGTTGCGAGGCCAGCTCAAAGCTTGGCTTGAATCGCAACGATCACCATAAAAATTCAACGTGTCTATCCAACGGGTCGCTGAGATCAAAGCACGTTTTTTGTTGTCATCTTGTTTGTTGTCCCACTGCGTTGAGCTTGGGACGGTTTCAAAATACGCATCTGCCTCTGCCAACGTCACATAGCTGTTGGCTGTTGCGCTTTGGAGTGTGGCGTCGATCGTGGCAGCCATAAGGCAAAAAGAAGGTGGCCCCACCTAATGGTAGGGCCTTTGCTCTGATCAAGATCAGATGGTGCTGGTATCCAGCGGAGAGTTGACAGTCAACTGAACCATAGGGATCAGGTCGATGTCATAAGTAGCCGCCCAACGGTTGGCTGTAGCCAGATGAGCGTTGGTGGGGTTGTCGCCAGCGTGGTCATACTTCGTTCCCATCACATGATAGGTCGAGTGATAATCCACAGAAAGCACATCCTGCTTAGAAAGCACGTTGCGGTCAGCTTCAATCCGAAGATCTTGCTGCACACCCTCAAGGATGGTTCCACCCTTGGTCAAGTAGCAGTAGAACTCACGTTGGTGACCACCAGTGCCAGGAGCAACGGTGTTCACTGCACTGTCAGTAACGACTCGCATTCCTGCGAACTCACCAACTTCGCGAGCACCAATGCCCACGCCACCACCACCCCAGGTCACTGCGCCAGTAGCGGCGAGTGCTGAAGTAGAGAAGGTCAGCATTCCTACCTGATACAGGTAGTAAGCAACAGAAGGATGGACAATCAGAGTGTCCAGCTCTTCGCCGCGCTCACCCAACTTGGAGCGTGCTTCAGCAACCATGGATGCACTAAGGAAGTTAACCTCAGTCGCGCCAGAAGCGGCTGCCTTGCCTTTATCAAGAGCGTTGCCCGCAAGTGCCGTGCCAAACAATCCAGCAAGCTGTGAGAACAGGCGTGCGCTGTTCAGCTTGTTGATTGCATCAGCCAGCTGATTGCGAATGTGAAGCATTGGATCTTCACCCGCAGCCAAAATTGCAATGTCATCCACGGCATACGCGAAACCGCGATGGCAGATGGTTGCAATTTGCGTACCAGTTCCAATCTTTTGTGGCGTTAGGTGACCAGCAGAGCCGGTTCCCCATGTAGCTGTGCCATCCATGATCTCCTCAGTTGGAGATACAGGATTGAACTCAGGAACTTGAATCCGAGTGCCGCCTTGACGTGAGTCAAGAAGAGCATTGCGGACAACAGCACCAGACTTGATAAACAAGCTGCGCTCTTTGATGGCCTCAGACACATAAGTGCTGAGATTATTCCTCTTGACGATGTCCGCTAGTAGGACACCGCCGGAATAATTCTGAAATGGAGCAGCCATTTCTTATTCAGGGATAATGTTTGCGG